TAGCCAATGATGTATCACTAAGTTTTGCTGCTCCTGATGTTCTTGATACGACACACATATTAGATAACATAGCAGGAACTGTTACAGCAGGTATGGATGTTACTGGAACAGGAGTTCCTTCAGGTGTAACTGTATCATCTTTTAGTGGTAGCACTGCTACGCTATCACAAGCAGTATCTCTTTCTGACAATGTTGAGTTAACTTTTAGTGAAGTTTATACTATATCATCAGGCGCAGTTACTTTTGATGGGGCAGCTAATACAGCAAACCTAACATTAACGTCTAGCTTACTTGCTTCACCTTTAAATGGAGCTACTGTAAAGTTTGAGAGTACTACTTCTAACTACTTAACATTAGGCGTTGGTGTATTTGTTGATGATGTAATTGTAGCTAAGAATCAAAGTCTTTACAAAACATCTGGCACAGGGTACTCACTTGTAAATGTACCAGCTTACGGAACAGTATTAGTTAATGGTGCATCTCAGACAGGAACTACTCTGGATATAGATGGACTGACTAGTACTCCTCAAGCAGGTGACGTATTTAAGATAGCTGGTGTAGATCTAATATATACTGTAGCTTCTACGCCTACCGTTAGCTCTGGTGGCACTACTGCAACAATAACACCTGCACTAGCTAGTTCTCCAGCAGATGATGCTGCAATAACTTTTTTGAGTACGTCAAGAGAAAGTGCTAGTAAAACTAGGTTTTCTAGGTATAACTATAGTGGTACTGAAAAGATAGCCATAGTAGATGGTACTAACGTTCCTGCTCTATACGACAGAACAACCTTTACTGCACTAAATGACGCACCATCAGATGTAGTAGGAGCAGACTTTGTTGTAAGTTTCAAGAGTCAACTATTTTTTGCTAAAAACAATCTAGTAACTTTTACTGCACCTTTTACAGACAGTGACTTCACAGCAGCAAACGGTTCAGGCGTAATATCTGTAGGTAACAATGTCACAGGTATAGTTGTATTTAGAGATCAACTTATAATATTTACTGAAAGCACAATACAAAAGCTAGTAGGTAATACTGTATCCGACTTTCAATTACAGCCAATAACATTAGACATAGGTTGTATTGATGAAGACACCATACAGGAGATAGGTGGAGATGTAATGTTTCTCGCCCCTGATGGTTTAAGATTACTAAGTGCTACAGATAGAATAGGTGACTTTGGTTTAGCTGTTGTGTCTAAGACTATACAGAATGAGACTACAAGCTTTATTAGAGACAATACATCCTTCACTAGTTTAGTTATTCGTGAAAAGTCTCAGTATCGTATCTTAGGTTTCAAAACTGGCTTGACACAAGAAAACGCTCAAGGTATACTAGGAACACAGTTTGCTGGGCAGGGTGGCGAAGACATGGCCTGGGCTGAAACAAGAGGGATAAGAGCACACGTAGCAGATAGCAGATTCTACTTAGGCGTAGAAACTATAGTGTTTTCTAATGATGATGGTTACCTATATCAACTAGAAGACGGTAGTAATAACTTTGATGGCGTAAATATTGTAACAACATTTTCTACACCGTTTATGCCAATCAGTGACCCTAGAATACGTAAGACATTTTACAAGATGTTCTTATACACAGACCCACAAGGTAGCGTGTCCTTTGACATATCTTTAAAGCTTGACTTTGATCAGAAAGATAGTGTACAACCTACTAAGATAGACTTTAATAACCAAACAGGACAAGTTGCTTTCATGGGTCAAGCTACATACGGATCAACTGCAGTATATAGCACTAAACTAAAAACATTATTTGAAACACAATTAATAGGAACAGGGTTTGTTGTATCTTTACAGTTCACGTCTGATAGCGCAGACCCACCATTTTCACTAGATGCTATAACTTTAGAATACGGAACAAACACAAGAAGGTAAAACGACATGGGAACAGGTTACACTAGAAACGATACAGGTAATAACATTGCTGATGGTAACGTTATCAACGCTGCAGACTTTGATGGTGAATACGATGCTATAGAAGCTGCGTTTAACTCCTCTTCAGGACACACACACGATGGTACATCTGCTGAGGGTGCGCCTATTGAGGTGCTTGGCCCATCTCAGGATGTGGTCATAACTGCATCAGCTATACGTCCTAAGACTGACAATGCCGTGGACTTGGGGACTAGCAGCCTGAAGTTCAAGGATTTGTATTTAGATGGAACGATGAACCTAGACAGTATATCTGTTACTGACCCTGATGGTACAGATGCCACAGTCAGGTTAAACGGTAACTATCCTGATGGTTCCAGAAACATAGCATTTGGTTTAACTGCATTAGATAGCTTAGATGACACAAGCCCTGGTGGAGATAACATTGCTTTAGGTAATGCTGCATTAACTGCACTTACAGAGGGTGATCACAACATTGCCATAGGTTCATCTGCAGGTGATGCTTTGACTACTGGTGGTAAGAACATAGCTATTGGTCACGAAGCTCTATCAACAGAAGACGGTAACGGTGAAAGTGTTGCTATCGGATACCAAGCACTCAAGACACAGAATGCAGGTGCATCTGGCCTAAACGTTGCTGTAGGTTATCAGGCTGGTACAGCAGTATCAACAGGGGTTCAGAATACACTTATCGGTGCTTCTGCAGGGGTAGCTCTTGCAGCAGGTGCAGGTAATGTTGCAGTAGGATATGAAGCTCTAAAAACTGAAGACGGTCACGGCACTGCCACAGCTATTGGTTTTCAAGCTCTCAAGACACTTAACGCAGGTGCTGACTCATATAACGTAGCGGTAGGTTATCAAGCAGCCGAAGCAATGACTACAGGTAAAAGAAACATTGCCATAGGTGCTAATGCTTTAGATACAGCTACTGATGGAGATGATAACGTAGCCATTGGTTACGATGCAGGTACAGCAATCACAACAGCATCAGACAATACTGTAATAGGTGCTTATTCAGGTACAGCTTTAACTACGGGTACAGCTAACGTAGCGTTAGGCTTTGAATCACTTATGACTGAAGATGGACATGGTGAAAGTACTGCTATTGGTTACCGTGCATTAAAGATGCAAAACGCTGGTGCGTCTGGTTTAAACGTGGCAGTTGGGTATAACGCAGGTTCTGCTGTTACAGTAGGTGTTAAAAACGTTATAGTAGGTGCTTCAGCAGGTACAGCTTTAACTACAGGTACTGGTGTAGTAGCAATAGGCTATGAAGCATTAAAAACAGAAGACGGGAATGGAACTACAACTGCCATAGGTTATCAAGCATTAAAGGTCCAGAACGCAGGTTCTGAATCTAACAACACTGCTGTAGGTTATCAGGCAGGGGTAGCTACAACTACTGGTGGTTATAGTACTTTTGTAGGTTCTCTTGCAGGTGCAGCTAATACAAGTGGGCAGAATACTTTTGTTGGAGCACAAGCAGGACAGTTAAATACAGACGGAACAAACAACTTAGCTATGGGTGTTAATGCTTTACAAAAAAATACCACTGGCGATTTTTCCACTGCTGTTGGTCATTTTGCTTTACAAGAACAAGTAATTACAAATGGGGCAGCGGCATACAATACTGCTGTTGGTTATTTAGCAGGACAAAAAACTACAACAGGTGTATCTAACACAGCAATAGGCGCACTTTCATTACAAGAAAATACCACCGCAAGCAACAATACTGCTTTAGGTAGAAGAACTTTAACTTCAAATACAACAGGTGCATCAAACGTAGCATTAGGCGTTGATGCTTTATATGCAAATACTACAGCTTCTAATAATATTGCTATTGGTGTAGATGCTTTATTTGACAACACTACTGGTGCAACTAATGTTGCTATTGGTAAAGAAGCATTAGCTAACAACACCACCGCAGACAACAACACCGCAGTGGGGCATCAGGCAGGGTTTGCTAATAATACAGGTCATAGTAATGTTTCAGTGGGCTACCAAGCACTGTATGCAAACACGACAGGCAATCACAACATAGCCATAGGTAAAAATGCACTAGATGCTAATACTGTTGGCGACAGAAACGTTGCGATAGGTAGCACAGCTTTAACAAACTTTAATCCATCTACTAACGCAGATACTTACAATACAGCCGTTGGTTATAATGCAGGAGCAGCAGTCACAACAGGTGTAAGCAACACCATTATTGGTGGTCGTGCAGGAGATGCTCTAACAGATGCTGACAATAATGTTGTCTTGGGTGCAGATGCTTTAACTAGTGATACGTTAGGGAGCAAAAGCACAGCCATCGGTTCAGGTGCATTAGCCACACAAAACTTTACTTCAGCCACAGATAGTAACAATACTGCCGTTGGTTATCAGGCAGGTGCAGCAGTAGTAACGGGAACCCACAATACTGCCATAGGTGCTTCAGCTTTAGTAGCCAACACCACCGCAAGTAACAACACGGCTGTTGGGGAATCGGCTCTTAAAGCAAACACAACTGGAGCGCAGAATACAGCGGTAGGCAGATTCTCTCTGGAGGACAACACTACAGGTATTGAAAATGCTGCTTTTGGGTATTCATCTCTTTATAAAAATACAACAGGTAGTGAAAATACAGCCATTGGTAATTATGCGTTATTTGAAAATACTACTGCAGATGATAATGTTGCTGTTGGGTACAACAGTATGGGTAGTAGCACTACAGGACATAGTAACGTAGCCGTAGGTCGAAATGCATTAGCCGCAAGCACCACCGCAAACAACAACGTAGCCTTGGGTTATCAGGCAGGATTAGTGAATACTACTGGTGGTAACAATACTCTTTTAGGTTATCGTGCTGGATATGCAAACACGACAGGTGCATCAAATGTAGCAAGTGGCCTTCAAAGTTTCTTCACTAATACTACTGGTTCTTTTAATATAGCTATAGGTCAACAAGCATTGCAAGCCAACACCACCGCAGACTACAACACTGCTGTTGGGTATCAGTCGTCTTACAGTAATACTACTGGCACAAACAATGTTTCGATAGGAAGTTTCTCTCTCTATACCAACACTGGTAACTATAACGTAGCCTCTGGTTATGGCTCACTACGTTTGAACACAACGGGTAGTTACAATACGGGTTTAGGTCAAGATGCCTTACGCTCAAACACTACTGGAGCTAAAAGCACTGCGGTTGGTTATAACGCTGGGTATAGTAATACTACCGCAGGTGAACTTACAGCCGTTGGGTATCAGGCTTTACGTAGCAATACCACAGGTATAAATA